ACAGATTACACCCAGGCGTTTCAGATACCCGCATCAGACACCAACAACCAAATCTTTTCGGATTGGTTTGATGAGAATGTGGTATTAGGTGCGTGGAACCCAAATTTGGGAAAGGATGCCACATTGCTTATTCACTCATTACCCGTTTACGAAGGGCGTGTGGAGTTCATAGGGTGCAAGTACAAAGACGGGATTCCCCAATTGTATAATATCGTGTTTTATGGAACAACCAAAAAGATATTAGACCAATGGGGTGAAACATTATTAAACCAAGTGGATTGGTCATCATACAATCACTTTGTAAACTATAGTAACATTTTATCATCGTGGAATCAGACATTGTTAAGCGGTGATGTATTGTGGCCGATTGCGGATTACAATCAAAATTGGCGGTATTCTAAGGCAACGGGAATAAATGGGAATATCAGAAATCCACGGGGCGTTGAAATTGATGATTTACGACCCGCAATCCGATTAAGGGCAATGATGGAAACCGTATTTGAAGCAGCGGGATACACATTACAAAGTTCGTTTTTACAATCACCCGAGTTTGATGATTTATACATTTTGCCAATGCAAACGGCGGGTCCATTATACGATCCCGAGTATTTCAAACCAGGCACATTGACATCACAAAGAAACGGGTTTACATACACACAAAGAACATACGGGGCGGTAAATTATGATAAAATCATTTACAACAATGTAATTGCAAACCCATCGGGAAACTATAATCCCGCTACGGGAATTTACACCGCCAATCGTTTGGGCAATTATGATTTTCGTGCGGAATTTGGTGTGACATTTGGTGCGGGTGCGTATAACTCAATCAATTTTGCGTATATGCTTAATGGTCGAGTAGTATCAACCAAGGCCTACACAACAACAGTTACCAATACATCGTTTACATTTAGTCCAAGATTAAAGCCAGGTGATGAAATATCATTTGGGTATTTGACATTTTCAAGTGTTTCAACGGCGGGTGTGTTCTTGTATTGTTTAGATGCACCACAAGGTATTGCGGATACCACCGTTCGTTTTGAGGATGCTATGCCACAAATGAAAATTAAAGATTTTGTGAATGGCGTGATAAAAACTTTTAATTGCATATTGTACCCAACGGGTGAAAAAACAATCGCATTGGAAAATTTACCACAATGGTATAATGGAGGGACACTAAGAAATTGGTCACCATTTGCGGACACCAAAGATATTGAACACGATAAGTTGCCAATCCCAAGCATCGTGTCAATGACACACAAGGAATCGGAATGTATTGCAAATGAATACTATCGAAACATTAACAGACGGGAATACGGGTCAATTTCATTTACACCCGTAATTGATTACCCAACAGATGCGTTTCAGTTGGAAAGCCCATTTAATGTAATTTGCCCATCTGTTTTATACGAGGTGAATGCCAATGGTCAAAAGATAAGGGATACAGAATTGAACATTCCCCGATTTATGGATAAGGATGATAAACCAGTGCAACAAGATTTAACATTGTTTTATTACGGAGGCAAACAATCAATCAGCGATCCATATTATTTCAACAATGTAAACCAATATGTGATGCCATTAATGACATCGTATTCCGCGTATCCAACTATTCAAACAAGTTATTCAGTTGCGTTTGGTTTGGAATTTTCAGCCCGTGGAGATGCCCCGACAAACACGATGTATTTGATGTATTGGCATGAATACCTATCCCGTATGTATTCAACGCAATCAAGGTTAGTTAAAATGACTGCAATCATACCCGTGGGTGAATGGTTGAACTTTGAATTAAATGATACCATCGCAATTAGTGGTAATTACTACAAAGTGCAGTCGGTCAAGTACGACATGTTGACCGAGGTTGCAAACCTTGAATTAATCACTTATCCAAATGTGGATATTTTAGGATTTTCAACCACGGGTCAAAAGCCCGATTACACGGATGTGGTTGTTAATGCAAATGGGAAATCATACCTTAACGATTATGTCGTTGCCAAAGGCATCATGAATTCGTATCGGTTTGGAACACAAGATTATTTGGACACCAACCAGGATACCACATTTAACCAAAATAGTGTTAGTGATATTGCCCAACAGATGGAAAGTTTACAAGCCATTGTGCAATTCAATCAAATCACAATGTATCGGACCACGCCAACTTCCGTTGCAACCGATTCCACATTGTGGGCGCCAGTGCCACAAGAATTACAAGTAGCGATTGGTTATACACAGAACATCACATATAATTTGGCATTGGCAAAATATGTATGCACCGATGGTGGTCAATATAAGTTCACGGGAATGTGTGCATTTGGCCAAACGGGAAACAAACAACTTGAATTTGAAATCCAAGTGAATGGCGTTCAAACAACGGCGTATGCGTTGACGGATTCAAACCATCACAGTATTAATTTTGATACCATTTTGGATTTATCCCCAACCGATGAAGTGACATTTGTTTGGAAGCCACACACGGGAGGTTCACACACCATTATTATTGAAAAATCAAACTTTTTAATACTTAAAAAATGATATTACTCATTATAAAATTAGCACAAGCCCAAGAATGGTATGGGGTATCGGAGACGGTGGAACTTGCCAAAGGTAAAAAACAATATGCCCAGACTTTGGGACAAGTAGCAAAACAATATAAAAGAGCATTCAAATCATGGCGGACGAAATAAATTTTAAGGTTAACGCGGACACCAAAGGTGCGGAAAAATCACTTAACAAACTCGAAAAGAATGCCAAAGGATTAGGCGGTATTTTCAACAAGGCGGGGGGCGGTGTAAAGTCGTTTGGCAAAACATTGTCGGCCATTGGTAACACAATCAAAACGGGTTTAGGACTTGGTATATTATTGGGTGTACTCGATACATTCAAATCCGTATTAAGTGAGAACCAGGTCGTGGTTGATTTGATGAACCAGGCAATGGTTGTGATGCAAGGCGTGGTGACGGGAGTTATTGAAGTATTGAAACCATTGTTTATGTGGTTTGGTAAGGCGTTTCAAGACCCAAAGAAATGGTGGGATGAGTTGGTTCAGTCGTTTAAGGATGGTGCATCGTGGATCAAAACAAACATGATTGACCAGGTGTTGAACAAGTTTACCGAGTGGGCGAACAACGCCAAAATTGCAGTATTGGAATTACGCAAATCGTGGAACGAGTTTACAGGGGATACCGAGGAAGCGGAAAAGATAGGCAAACAGATTGACGAACTAAGCAAACAGAACATCAAGTTGGCGGAGGAAAATGCCAAGAAGATGCAAAACATCAAAGGGGTTGTCAATGCGGTTGTTAGTGCGGTTACAAGTGCGGTTAAGACAATTGCCAAGTCAACAAGGAAAGCGTTTGATAATTCGGCGGCGATTGTAGCGGCAAAACAAAACCTTGAAAGATTGCAAATCCAATATCAAGGCATTGTTGAAACATACGATTTAATGGCTGAAAAGCAACGCCAAATTCGTGATGATGAAAACAAAACCATCGAGGAACGATTGGCGGCGAACAAGGAATTACAAAAGACATTAGACGAAGGTGCGAAAGCGGAAACCGCAAATATCAATGCCCGTATTGCTGAAAATCAAAAGTTGTTAATTGTCAATAAAGGCAACAAGGAAATCCAAAATGAGATACTTTCATTAAAGCAAGAATTAACGGGAGTTGAGGCAAAGTATGCGGGGTTGGTATCGGAGACATTAACCAACGAAGTATCATTGGGTAAAGAGGCCTTGGACATCCAAAAGTCAATCAACGAAACCAAAATATCAATGGCCGAAATTGCAAACGAAAGTTTGTTGTCGGAAAAACAAGCGGCGGTGGATCGTGCGGACTTGATTAAAAACGAGTTTGAAAAATTCAAAGCAATCAAGGAAGCGGAACAAGCATTGCGGGAGGAAGAAATGCGACAATTGGATGAGTTGAACGCAAAACGACAAGCGGACTTTGACACCCAGTTATCACAGTTGGGAAAAGGAACGGCAGCGTATCAAGAAGTATTAAACGCAAAAACCGAGGCACAAGCCCAATATGATTCGGATAGGAAAGTAAAAACAAACGAGTTTGAAACATGGTCAGCACAAAAAGACAAAGAGGCAAGGGACATGAAGATTGCCAACCAAGAAGCCATCGTTGGTGCGGTGAGTGGGGCATTGTCATCCCTAACATCGTTGGTCGGAGAAAGCACTGCAATGGGCAAATCAATGATGATTGCACAAGCGATTATCGATACCTATGCGGGTGCAACGAAAGCCCTTGCACAAGGTGGTGTATTGGGATACATTGGTGCAGCATCGGTAATTGCAACGGGTTTGGCAAACATTCGCAAAATGACACAAACCGAAATCCCAGGTGCATCCGATTCGGGGTCAGCACCAAGCATGGGGCCAAGCGTTTCAATTATCGGAGGAAGTGCAGACCCATCCGCCCAACTTGCACGACAATTTTCACAACAGAATCAAAAGCCCGTCAAGGCATACACAGTTGGAACGGACATGAGTTCACAACAAGCGTTGGATAGGCGGATTCAAACAAATGCAACATTCCCAGGATAATTAGTTTTATAGATAATATGAAAACATCATTCCATAAATTCATGGCATCAAACGCCGTTAACAAAGTTGAGTTATCAAAAAACGAATTGATCCAAGTGCAAATGGGTGCAAAGGAAGATTTGATTAAGTTGATTGGACAAGCGGGAAAATTAGTTGGCCCCGCCCGTAAATTGGAAGATGCGACAAGCAAATTCGCGGACCAAATCAACACATTGAAAAAACAGGTTCCCGATTACATCGCAAAGAATAAAGACATGGCCGCACAATTGGCATCGTTGGATTCTCAAATCAAAAGTGGTTACGATAAATTCCAAGCACAATTAAAAGCGTTGGGTGTTCCAAAAGATGCGGTTGCCGATTTAGAAGCAGCAATTAAAACTTTGGATGGCAATGATTTTTACCCATTGCAAAGGGATTTGACTTTTAACACCACTTATTTGGATAAGTTGAAATAATGAGAATTGTTGAACTGATATTGGATGACCAACAATTGGCAAGTGGCATTGATGCAATAAGCATTGTGGAAGCCCCCGCCATTGAATCCAATTTCATTGCATTGAAATCACATGAAATAAAGTTTGCCCAAGTGGATGCCGAAAAACGCATCTTGATGGGTCCTGTTCTTATTCCCGACAAACCCATTTATCGCAAACAAATGATGAATGGTGAAATGCAAGAATTTTATGTTTACTTTTCAAAGAACACCGTATCCCGTGCATCGCAAATGTTTTTGATGAAGGGTAACCAAGGCAAAGCCACATTGGAACACGACATGGCGTTGCAAGGTATTTGCATGGTGGAATCTTGGATTAAGGAGGACATGGAAAAAGACAAGTCGGCCATTTATGGTATGAACGATCCGATTGGAACTTGGATGGGGTCATTAAAGGTTACCAACGATGAGATTTGGAACGACTATGTTAAAACGGGTCGTGTTAAAGGATTCAGCATCGAAGGGTATTTTGCGGATAGGTCAATGCCATTGTCAAAGGTTCAAACCGATGATGAAAAGTTAGCCAAGGTAATTGACATCCTTACCGAATTTCAAAAATCAAACAAAGTAAACAATTAAAGTATTTTAGATATGAACGCAACCGAAACATTAAACCGCGTATTGGCAACTTTGGGATTAAAGCCCGAGGAAGCGATTGTGGTTGATTTGGCACAAGTTAAGACCGAGGATGGTCAAGCCACATTTGAATCAGACAATTTCGCCGTGGGTGAAGCGGTATTTATCGTTACTCCCGATGGTAACATCCCAACACCAGAAGGTGAATTTGCATTGGAAAACGGAAATGTAATGACCGTGGATGCAAATGGTACTATCGTTGAAATCGCAACCAAGGAGGAAGAAGCCCCCGAGGAAGAAATCATCGAGGAAGTTGAAGCCGAAGACCAACCAATGAAAGAGCAAATTGGCGATATGCCAATGGCAAAGAAGGTGGTTAAAAGCAAAACCGAAATGGAAGAATCTTATTTTAGCAAACAGATGAGCGAATTGGAAGCCAAGTTTGAAGCCCGTTTATCAGCATTGGAAGGCGAGAAAATCGCATTGAGTGCCGAGAACAAAGAATTGACAGAGAGATTGGCTAACGAACCAGCACCACACACATTGCACAACCCAGAGGCAAACATGAAGGATTCCAAGTTGATTTTCAAGTTGGGTGCCAAGCGTGAGGAAACTTTGAAGGATCGTGTATTTAATCAACTTTTTAACTAAACCACTAAAATGAACAATAAATTAAACAAAATCAATTTGAGTGGCCCAACAATATCACCAAATACCTACGCGGGTCTTTTTGGTAACAAATATATTGCGGCCGCGTTGTTGTCGGGTGAAACCTTGGCAAAAGAACTTATCACATTGCACCCCAATGTTGCATTCAAAGAAGTTATCCGTAACTACCAAGATTCAGTTGTAATTGCTGACGCATCTTGTGACTTTACAGATTCATCTTCAGTAACTTTAGGTGAATATGTGTTGACCACAGTTGAAAAGCAAGTGAACTTGCAGTTGTGTAAAAACAATTTGCGTACCACTTGGGAATCAGCACAAGCGGGTTTCAGTGCATTTGAGAAATTACCAGCAACATTCGAAGAATTTATGTTGGCTCAAACTGCAGCGGAAGTTGCACAAGCAAACGAATTAGGTATTTGGAAATCAAGTCTTTGGTATGATTCCGCAATCGTAGCGGGTCAAGACGGAATGGTTGGTTATTTGATTGATAACTCTGCAATCGTTCGTCCATTCTCGGGTGCAACAGATGGAACAAATGTTGTTGCTCGTTTGCAAGAAGCATTAAATTACTCACCTGCAGCATTGTACGGAAAAGAAGGTTACCAATACTATGTTGGTCCATCTACCATGAAGGCGTATCAAGCGGCGTTATCTGCGGGTAACTTCAACTTCCAATTCTATGTTGGTGAAAAGCCAATGAACTTCCAAGGTATTCCCGTTACAATGTGTCCAGGTCTAAACGACTACGATTGTGTATTGGGTATGAAATCTGATTTGCACTTTGGAACAGGATTGTTGAGCGATTACAACGAAGTGAAGGTTATCGACATGAGCGATATCGATGGTTCACAGAATGTTCGTGTAATCATGCGTTTCACGGGTGGTATCATTGCTACAAACCCAACTCAACAAGTTGTAATTAATGTAACCTAATCCGATAAGGAAAATATAAACACGGGGTGGGCATAAACACCCACCCCTTTTTTTTAACCAAGATAATAGAAAAGATATGCCAACTTGTGGAACTTTAGTCGGAAGATACGAACCTTGTAAACAATATGTCGGTGGTATCAAAGGTGCGTTTTTCGTACCCTTTGAATTTGCCAATACCATCGTAACTGACGGAACGGGTTTAATTACGCAAATTAATAACGGAGCAAGTCCTACACCCGTAAAGGTGACGGGTTACTTTTGGGAGTTGAAAGGATTGTCTACATTGGAAACAACCATCACCGCATCACGCGATAATGGAACAACCATGTATGAGAGTATTTTCACCTTATCATTCAAACCAAGCGGTGTTACACCAGCAGCGGGAGATTTAGACATGGATTCAATCCAAACTTTGTCCAAGGGCAGATGGCAAATTGTCATTTGGGACAGAAACGACCAATTTTGGTTGATAGGTCAAACCTTGGGTTGTGATGCCAATGGCGGATCATCTTCATGGGGTGTGCAAATGGGCGATGCTCGTTTGAATACAATCACTTTTTCAAGCCAAGAAAAAACACCACCATCACCAATCGATGCGGACAATTACGCAGAATTGGGAAGTGTGATTACAATTTCAACCGCACCGTAATTGTTTTAATTATATTTCTATGTAAGCCCTCACCATTCGGTGGGGGTTTTTCATTTATAACAAAAAATGTATTTCGCGTTTTATAGGTATGCACATCAATAACGCATCCACCAATATCAATTTCACATCGTTTGTGGAATTTACGGGTGTATCAACGATTGAGGTGTGGCACAAGCCCACCAAAACGATGGTGACGGCCACAAGTACCCCAAGCAAGTTGTATTCGTTCTACACGATGAATTTGCCATCATTAACCGCCATCAATGCGGTTGCACAAAACACCGATGAGATATTAATTCGTGTATTCAACGCAAATAATTTGGTGTGGGAGTATTTAGGGTATTGGATTGTGGGAACAACCAACATTAACAACACTTGGAAACAATGGGATACAACGGCCCCCGTTTCACCTAATTGGATAACACTATGAGTTTAGAATTTATACAACTACAATCGTATACGGCCCCATCCATCATTGAGCAAAAAAACAAAGATTGGGTGCAATATGGTGACGATAACAATTATTATCAGTATTTGATTGACTTGTATCATGGTTCACCAACCAATAATGCGTGTATCAAAGGAATTGCAGACCAAATTTATGGCAAGGGATTAGAGGTGACAACAACATCGCGCGATTTACCAGGTTACATTGAGTTCAAAAAGATGTTTAGTGGGGATGATTTACGCGCGGTAATTATGGATTTGAAGATGTTGGGCCAAGCATCGTTTCAACTAATCAAATCAAAGGATAAGAAAAAGTATATTCAAGCCAAGCACTTTCCACAACAAACACTTCGCCCCGCCAAGTGCAACGACAAAGGCGAGATTGAAAAGTATTATTATTACCCCGATTGGGCCAATATCAAGCGTGGCACACAACCAACAGAGATAAGGGCATGGGGTTACGACCAAAACGCGAACGAATGTATACTAACCATCAAACCATATTCAACGGGTTCGTTCTACTTCGCACCCGTGGACTACCAAGGAGGTACGCAATATGCAAACTTGGAGTCGGAGATATCAAATTTCCACATCAACAACATCATGAATGGTCTTGCACCAAGTATGTTGATAAACTTCAACAATGGGCAACCACCCGCCGAGGTTAAAGATACGGTTGAATCACAAATCAAAGCCAAGTTTGGTGGATCGTCAAATGCAGGTCGTTTTATTATCAGTTGGAACGATGGCAAGGATTCAGCGGCGGACATCACCCCAGTACAATTAAGTGATGCCCACAACCAATATCAATTCCTAAGTTCGGAATCAATGCAAAAGGTTATGATATCGCATCGCGTGGTATCGCCGTTGTTATTGGGTATTAAAGACGGAACGGGATTTGGTAATAACGCGGATGAATTAAAGTCGGCATCTATTTTGTTTGACAATGTTGTTATTCGCCCATTCCAAAGATTGGTTATTGATGCAGTTACTAAGGTATTGAACCACAATGGTTATAACCTTAATATGTATTTCAAGACCTTACAACCACTTGAATTTACGGATTTGACGGGTAATGTAATTGACGATGAAACACGCGAAGAAGAAACGGGCGTATCGTTGTCATTAAAAAAAAAGATTGATTTAGCGGACATGACCATCGCGGATGAAGATTCGTGGTTGGAACATTTGAAATCCCGTGGGGAAATAATTAACAATGAGGTGTGGGAACTCATTGATGTAACCGAGGTTACGGATGCGGATGAGGAAATGAAATTTGAAATGGCGTATGAAAACCCCAATAAAAAAAGTGGTGATGATAAAGGGGTTTACAAAATCCGTTATCGGTACGGCCCTAATATCGTGGCCGACAATTCAAGGCAGTTTTGTAGTACAATGGTTCAAGAATCCAAAGGGGGAGTAATTTATCGCCGTGAAGATATTTTGACAATGGGTGATGCGGGTGTCAACGGACAATTTGCACCAAGCGGACAAAGTTCATATTCCATTTGGAAGTACAAGGGCGGTGTTAATTGCCACCACCGATGGGAACGATTGACATTCAGACGGAAGCAAATCAAAGGTAAATTTTTACCTAAGCAACCAGGCGAAAGCGGTGAGAATCGCGATTTAGAAAATTACAACGAAGTATCAAATAAGAGTGCCAACAATGCGGGAGTTCCATTTTCACCAAGTGGATGGGAAACGGCATCAACACGCCCAATTGATATGCCAAACAAAGGAAGTTTAAAGAACAAATAAGATGTACGCAAACGATGATGTATTATTAATCACCAAGGAGGACATATTCAAATACACCCAATTGAGTGGGAATTTTGATGTGGATAAAATCACCCCATTTATTAAGATAGCCCAGGACATCCAAGTTCAAGAATTATGCGGTACTGTTTTGTATCGTAAATTGTTGGATGATGTTCAGTCAAGCACATTGGCGGGGTATTATCTTTTGTTGGTGTCACACTATTTGCAACCTTTGTTGATCCATTACGCGATGAGTGATTTGTTGTTATTCCACGGGTATGAGGTAACCAATGCGGGTATCGTTCGTAATTCACCCGAGAATACACAGTTACCAAGCAAGGAGGAATTGGACACGATTGTCCAAAGACAAAGAAACATTGCAGAAACTTATCGGAGGCGTTGCGTGGATTACCTATCGTATTTCCCACAGAGGTACCCAGAATACACGGCCAACCAAGAAGCGGGAGAATACCCAAATTCAAATCCATCGAATTATGTAACATGGAATTTGTAAAAAAGACATATAAACCAAAGGAAGACAAGGTCAAGAAATTGACCACCTACATAACGCAATTGAAAATCGTTAAGGGGGTAAAATGTGATTTGTTTACCAAGATAATCGCCATTATGATATTCTTCACGGGGTGTTCGGCCGAATGGCACTTAAAAAAAGCCATCCAAAAGAACCCCGCTATGGCGCAAACAAGCACCCATACCATTGATACCCTATTTGTAACCGATTCTGTGAGCATTACAGACACTTTCACAACAAAAACGATTGATACCATCACAATTGAAAAAGACGGCGTTAAAACGATTGTTTACAGAAATCACGATGTTATCCGAGTTCAAACAGTTGTGAAGGCCGACACCATCAGATACACCAAAACAATTCAGTTACCCGCCCAAATAAAGTATACGGAACGCGTAAAGGTTCCACAATGGATTGGATTAACTTTGTTTTTGGGATTAATTTTGTTAATGATAATTATAAAACGATGAGCGATTGGGGTCAAGAATATAACAACAAGGCAGCACCATCGCAAGGATGGAAAACACCATCACGGAGTTCACCACAAGGGGGCGGAACGCGAAGTTGTTTATGCAAGGATACATTGAAGTATTCACGCAAGTGTTGTGATGGTTCGTTATGGGCGCAAGGCATTGGCAATATCACCCGTGAACCCGTTGTTGTTAATACGGGATTTTTGTTACAACAAGACGGCGATTTTTTATTACAACAAGATTCAAGCAAAATAATAATAACCACATAAAATGGCTGATAAGAAAATAACCGATTTAACCGCAATAATAACCATCGCCGTTGATGATGTATTGCCAATTGTAGATATCAGCGATGATATTACGAAAAAAATTAGCATTTCACAAATCAAGGCACAATCACCCGTGCAAAGCGTTGCGGGTAAAACGGGTGCGGTGGTATTGTCGGCATCCGATATTGGTGCGGGTACTGTGGATGATACCGAATTTGGGTATTTGAATGGCGTTACAAGTGCGATTCAAACACAATTAAACGCCAAACAAGGTTCGTTGACATTAACCACCACGGGAACGAGTGGTGCATCAACTTTGGTTGGTAACACATTGAACATCCCACAATATAGTGGTGGTGGTGGCGGAACGACCTGGGGTTCAATCACGGGGACTTTGTCAAACCAAACCGATTTGCAAACCGCATTGGATGGCAAGGTTGATGAAAACGCCGCGATTACGGCATCTACAAAAACCAAAATCACATATGATGCCAAAGGTTTAGTAACTGCGGGGGCGGATTTGTCGGCAAGTGATATTCCAAGTGGGGTGGATGCTTCCAAAATTAGCACGGGAGTAATCAGTAATGCAGAATTTGATTATTTGAACGGGTTGACCGACAACATCCAAACGCAGTTCACGGGCAAACAACCCATACTTATTTCGGGTAGCAACATCAAGACAGTTAATTCAAATTCACTTTTGGGTTCTGGGGATGTGACGGTACAAGCAACCTTGGTGAGTGGAACAAATATCAAAACCATTAATTCAACCTCTTTGTTGGGTAGTGGTGATATTAGCGTGGCACCCGCAACGGGAATTAATGCAACGGCAATTGCGGATGGATCGGTTACAAGCACCGAATTTCAATACATAAATTCGCTTACAAGCAACGCACAAACACAGATTGATTCTAAGACCAATAAATTAATCACCACGAATCGCCAAACCGCATCATACACTTTGGTGTTAAGTGATGCCGATAAGTTGGTTGAAACGAATGTGGCCAGTGCAAATAACTTGACAGTCCCATTAAATAGTTCGGTGGCGTATCCAACGGGTACACAGATACTTTTGGCACAATATGGGGCAGGTCAAACAACCATCGTTGCTACAAGTGGAGTGACAATCCGAAGCAACGGGGGTAAATTAAAATTGAATGTTCAATATTCGGGTGCAACCTTAATTAAGATTGATACTAACGAGTGGTATTTATTTGGAGATATAGCATAATGATATTATCAAGTCACGGAATTATCGCCTCGCAGATTGCCTCATTTGATGCGGATGCGTCTGCCTTCTTTGGTCGGGTTAGTGCCGCTGGTGGCACTCTTTCTTTAACCGAAAAAAATGCGGTCAATACTTTGGTCATTCAAATGAAGGCAGACGGAACTTGGACACCTATGAAAGCCATTTATCCAATGGTTGGGGCAAGTGCGGCAGCGTGTGCGCAGAATTTGAAAAGTTCAAGTTTTACGGGTACATTTACAAGCGGTTGGACTTTTGCGAGTACGGGAGTAACACCAAACGGAATAAGTGCGTATATGGATACCGCGTTAAATACATTAACAAATTTAACAACCACAACCGCTCATTTGTCTATTTATGTGCGTAACAATTCGAGTATTGTAAACCCCTATGATTTAGCAAACTCTACAAATTTGGGATTAACAGTTGACTCAACTTTTTTAATTTCACGATATTCAACTAATACTGCATATTTTGGAATGGCAGATACCACTTATGGTACAAGCGTATCCAGTACAGATTCTCGTGGGCTGTGGTTAGGTGCTACAAATGGATCGAGGGCTCAAATTCTTTATAAAAATGGCACTTCGGTTGCAACGGGTACGGGTTCGGGAAGTTTTGCAAATAATAATTTATATTTAGGGGCAGCAAATGGAGGAGGTGTTGCGTCTCTTTTTTCAAGTAAACAATACGCCTTTTGTACCATTGGTAATGGCTTAAGCGGTACACAACAAGGCAACTTTTACACCGCAGTACAAGCGTTTCAAACCACTTTAAGCCGAAATGTATGATAGGTTACACACTTACCCCCGAACAAAAGGATTTGATACAAGGGCAATACTACGCACCTTATCAGTTTTTGAATTGCGTTCAAGATATTGACGGAACTTGGTTTTTGTTCCTAAGCGATGAAGACAAGCCCGAAGTTGAAGCAACTGAATACGCTTGGGTTTTAGATTTACCCGAAGCCGAATACATCCCACCACCATCACCACCTTTCCCCCCACAATCATAACAATTGGTTTTGAAATCGTTTTATTAGAATATGACCGCCGTCAAGAAAACCCCCAATGCGTTGCCCGTTTCGTTTGAGCAATTTAAGAAAAATCCAATTGCGGCCGTTTCTTTTTGCATGTTGTTGGCTGTGTCTTATTTGTATATGGACTTGCGTTCGGGCTATAAGGAACAAATTGAAAAAGCCAATTTTAAGATTGAAGCATTGGATGTCAAGATTGATAAGTTAACTTACGCTTTGAAACGATCCGATTCGTGCTTGGCATCCGCCATGACTGAAATCCGTATAATGCAAACGATGAAAAAACTATGAGAACGGCATTATTAGTTTTTACCGCCCTATTTATGACGGGTTATGTGTTCACAATTGCAAACGCAAAACAAACCCCTAAAATCGATGAAATTGATGCGTTGCTTAGCAAGGTATCAAAAAATGTAGAAAGTGCGGGAGAAGTCACCAAAATGGCTCAAACGATGAATGCCAAGATGGTTGAATCAAAGGTTGCGGAAAAGGAAGCGTTAAAAGAGGATGTAAAGAAGGCGGAAGCCAAAGCGGAAGCATTGGCAAAAAAGGTTGAAGTATACGCGGTTAAAATGATTGGAAGTGGTATTGATACGGCAACCGAGGAAATCAAGTATAGTGGCCCGATATACGATGCGTATTTGAACTATGTTGAAGAAGGTGGCAAAGAGGATTTTCAATACTTCCGTTTATACATTTACAAATAATGGCAAAGGCAACCAACACATCGACATTCCGTGCAAAGCCCAAAAACAAGTTGGGCAGACACACAAAGCACATCAACAAACACAAATCAAAAAAAGCCAGTAGAGGCCAAGGATAATGAAAAAGATATTAGAGATTTTCAAAGGTGACCAAGGTCAATTCAGTTCAAAGCGTTTCGTGGGAATCATCGGGGCGTTTGTACTATTTGGAACAATGGCACACAATTCAATGTCACCGCAAGAGATAGCACCATCCAAAGAATTGGTGGAAGCGGTTGAATGGGTAACGATTCTAACATTGGGATTTACATCAATTGATAAATTTAGCAAGAAGGATGAAAACTAAACAAGTACATTTTAGGTCGTATAACTACGAAAAGATTGAAAAGAAGCAAATCTATTTACACCACACGGCGGGTGGGCCAAGTGGCGAACAAGTGTTTCAGTATTGGGAATCACAAGCCAACAAGGTTGCAACTTGCGTAGCCATCAGCAATGACGGAACCATCGTGCAAGGGTTTGGAAGCGAGTGTTGGGCGTATCATTTGGGATTAGGCACAAAGCATTTCATGAGCCAGGGGTTGCCATTCCTTCCGTTGGATCGTTCATCGATTGGAATTGAGATTTGTAATTACGGACCATTAACACAAAAAGGTGGTAAGTATTATAATTATGTAGGCGGTGAAATCAAGAAGGACGATGTAATTGAGTTGGATAAACCATACAAGGGTTACAAGTTATGGCAGAATTACACAGACGCACAAATCGAATCGGTGAAGGAGTTGTTATTGCATTGGAATACCAAGTACGGCATTGATTTGACTTATAACGAGGATATTTGGGAAGTTAGCAAACGGGCATTGAAAGGTGCGGAAGGTGTATTCACCCATAATTCGGTTCGCCCAGACAAGGCGGATGTATACCCACACCCCAAGTTGATTGCAATGTTGAAGTCACTCACAAAAAAATAAGGTCATTCACAAAGAAAGTGGGTTAATTCTCACTTTTTTTTAATCTTTTTATATTTGGAATTTGGAATTACCAATTGAATGGATGTATATTTGTTGTATAGATATGACACACAAAGAAATTTTAACAGCATTTAGAAACGGCAACACCAAGGTAGCCCTTACTTGCCACATTACTCGTGAAGAATATGTTTGCACTATTTTAAGAGCGGGAGCAAAACAAATTCATGTTGCTCTTTCACCAAATTATGTTCAACAATATGAAAACCGAGGTGATGTAAATTATGACTACCAAATGTTAAGAGTAATTTACGAGGGGGCTTAATTGCCCCCACTAATAATATGGATATGACAATCAACATTTACGAGTGTGTTTATCGCACAGAACAAGGCAAAGAATTGTACACCAAAACTTGGTATGCACCGACATGGGAACACGCTTATCGCATGGCTGAAATTTATCGCACAGTCACTTTACACGATGCGTTTGATTTTATTTTACAACGCATTTAATTTGGAATCTAAAATTATTTAACCTATTTTTGAAAAGACAAATAACATGGATATAATTTACTTGATTCTATTTACACCCGTTGCGGTGGTTGTTTCCTTCCTTGGATGGAAGTTGAAGCAGTACAAAAATGACATTAACAAATTACCAGAAGCAACCCCGTATCAGTACGAACGCGATGAGTACATTCCGCATTTTGATGAGTACACCCAAACATTGTATCAGTTTAAGACGGGCAAGAAATGAACAACCAATTATTAATTTGGACACCCGAACTTAACAAGTTGCGGGAGGTATTAGAAACCAACAAGCATTTCAAACACATCAAGATTATTGAGATGCACTATGAATCGGAGTTAATGGATTTATGGCGTATCACATTTAAGGATGATTTGACATTGTGGGATGGTTATGAATTAGGAAAAGAATGTAAAATTATATGACAACACACGAAGCACTAACACAAGTATTCAGCAAATCAAACAAAGAATTATCAGAGGTATTGCAAACCAATTACAACACAGTTACCACATGGAAATTTCAATTCAAACGGAACGGGTTATCAATGGAAAAACAATTTGAGATTTTAGAGCAGTTAAACTACACATTAAAAAACAAAATAATATGGAACAAACAAAAAGAAGTGCGGTAACCAATGTAACCGCCAACGGATCATTCGATGGGCAGTATGGCACATTGTACAAATTTGAAATCACCTTTGCCAATGGCGATTCGGGTGAGTATGCGAGTAAGTCAAAAGACCAAACCAAGTTTAGTGTTGGGGTTGAAACGGATTACACCATCACGGACAGAACATTTAAGGACCGCATTTATTACAAGATTGCACCCGTAATGGCACAACCTGGGGCAACGCAACAATTCACACCAAAACCCAAAGACCCAGAAACGGGCAAACACATCATGCGTATGAGTGTGTTAAAGGTAGCGGGTGACCTTGTTATCAACGGGGACATTAAACTGCATGAGATACTATCCTATGCCCAAATTTTTGAGAATTTCGTAAACAATGGTGTCGACACTTTGCAGAACGCAAAGCCAATGAAATACGACGACGACCAATTACCTTTCTAAACAAACAAGATATGACACAACAACAATTATTTAGCCAGTTCACGGAGGGTGAATTGGCTACCTTAAAAAAGGCAATGAACATTTTGGGCAAGTTGTTTCCCGATGAAGAAAAACCAAAACAAAATCGTGGATGGAGGGTTCGCCAATCCACACGGGATTTTATGGATGAACTTCAAGCGTTTTATGGTAACCAATGGATTTATCGTTATGATGACCAATTATTGAATGTTTGCAGAAAACACAATGTATTGGAACTTCGCAATTGGATCCGTATGTATGACCAAGCGGGATTGATTGAAGTGGTAAGGGTTCAGAATGCAAACAAGAACATTGTTAAATTCCGATTTGTATGACAAACGATATTAGCAAATTGGCAAACATGATGATTGAAGTGGAGGGGGGCGAACGATGCCCCCTTGCATTCCACATCCACTTAAAAGAAATGGCGGAGGCCATCAAGGAGTTTCAAGACCAGGTCAAACCATTGGCATTAACCGAGGCGGTAAAATGGCATGGTCAAGTGTATTGCGGTTATGAGATAACAAAGAAAGCGGGTGGGGGTCGTTACAATTATGACCATATACCCGAGATAATTGAATTAAAGAACCAGGTGAAGGAGTTGGAGAAACAAGCCCAATATGCGTATAAAACAACCAACCAAGGTTTGTTGATTAGTGCGGATGGGGAATTGATAACACCCGCCCAGTACATTCAAAACGAGGACACGATCCAAATAAAACTAAGCAAATGAGAATGTTTATTTTATCCCTTGTCTGTATTGTATTGAGTGGGTTGGGTTACGGGTGGTTAATTGTGCATCACCCGTATGTGGCCCAGTGCGTCGGAATATCAATGGTGGGGTTGGGTGGTATCATTTGGATTGTTGTGATGGTTAACGCAATAAAAAGGGGGCAATGAAGCCCCCCATCCTATGATATGACAAATAACAAACGGATTTTGCAAATATACGGATAATTTATTTTATATTTGTAGGGTATTACAGTTATGTACGAGATAACTAACCATGACCTTTTGCCCTTGGCATACCATCAACTCGTACTTGGTGGTTTGTTCAAGGGCTTTATTATTTTATGAAAAACACATACACAACCCAAACCAGAGTAGAAAAGAATTATTGCATTATTGAAGTTTACAGAGACCACGAATGGTGGCTTACTTACGATTTTCATTTAGACAAATTGTATTACGACAACCAAGGTAGAAACATTTATTCAGACCTTGAATGCAAACATTGGGGAACGCCCGAAAACATCCAAGAAATTGACAATTCAATTTTGAAAAACTTATTATCGAGGAACCATGTCTAAGGATCCCGCATTCCTTTTTTATTCAAGTGACTTTTTAACGGGTACGATGTTTATGGACAACGAACAGGTTGGAAAGTTTATTCGATTGATGTGCGCCCAACATCAAAAAGGTAGGTTAACCAAAAAAGATATGTTAAAGATATGTGTCACACATGACGAAGATATATTTTCCAAATTCGCCGTGGACGAGGCGGGTTTGTATTATAACGAAAGGTTGGAAGAAGAAGTAACCAAGCGAAAGGCGTATTCTGAATCAAGAAGAAACAATCGTAAAAAGAAGGAAGATGTGAATAACATATCTTTATCATATGTTCCACATATGGAAAATGAAAATGAAAATGAAATTATAGATGAAGTAAATAATAAACTTATAATCAAAAATGAGTTTGAACAACTATGGGGTAATTACAAAAAAGGTGCAAGGAAGGTGGCGTGGGAAAGGTATGAAAAATTATCACAATCGGCTCGTTCCCAAATTATAATCCATGCACCCCAGTTTGTAAAAAATCACATTGAAGCGGACAAGGAGGATTATTTGCCACATTTTTCAAGTTACATTTCAAAGGAAAGGTGGAACGATGAATTGCCGTATAAACCAAAATTGATTGAGCAACCAACACAACCAACACAAAAAAGATTTAATATCGCAGACTATGAATGACAATATCGAGGATTACATCTTGGGGCAATTATTGTATTACCCACAAGCCCAGGCACTTTTGCCACGCATTAAGCCCAATTGGTTTGATGGGATTTTACACAAACACATCGTGGAACAAATGATTGAAAAGTATTTCAACAACGATCCAATCGATTACATGAGTTTATCCAAAGGATTAACACGGGAACAAATAGCGTGGATGGTTCGCATTGGTAACGATGTTTATCACGCATTCAATGTGCCATCGTATTTACCCAAGTTGGAACAAAAGTTTTTGAAAAAACAATTCATCGAGGAAATTGAAAAGTTAGATTTTGCAACCGATTTGCCAAACTTGATTACACAGACCCAGAATGTAATTGACAACACACAGTTCACAACGATACACGACCCCGAATCCATCCACAAGGTAAGTGCCAAGGCATTGGATAACATAACAGAAGCCATTGCCCGTGGTGTAAGCATAACGGGTAAACCAACGGGGTGGAAATCATTGGATCGGATATTGGGGGGATGGAACGCGGGTGATTTGGTTGTAATGGCTGCAAGACCAGGGATGGGAAAAACCGCATTGGCCTTATCGCTTATTTATGAGTTCGGGAAGTTGGGCGGAAAGGGTTTAATTATCAGTTTAGAAATGTCATCAGAGCAATTGGCGAAACGATACTTTTCATTATTGACCGACATTGTGAATTGGAAAATACGGAACGCCACATTGCGGGAACATGAAATTACCCAATTGTGCGAATCGGTAAATAAAAGCGATGTGGAATTTTTTGTGGATGAGGAACCAAACGCATCCATCCAACAAATCAAATCAAAGGCAAAAATCCACAAAGCAAAACACGGGTTGGATTTATTGGTCATTGATTACATTCAGTTGATGAAGGGATCAAAGCAAAACCGCGAACAAGAAATCGCGGAGATATCGCGTGGATTAAAATTGTTAGCAAAGGAATTACAAATCACGGTTATCGTATTGGCCCAGTTATCACGAAAACCAGAGGATAGGGCAGACAAACGCCCCATGTTAAGTGACATTCGGGAATCGGGTGCCATTGAACAAGATGCGGATGTGGTTATGTTCCCCTTCCGACCCGCAAAATACGAAGCAATGCAACCCGAAATCGAGGATGCGGAATTGATTATTGCTAAGAACCGACACGGGGAATGCAGTATCATCCCAACCACATACATCGGTAACCGCACTTTGTACAAAGAAAATATTGAACCAAAAATTTCATCACCTTTTGAATTTTGAAATTAAAATAGTATTATTGTATCGACAAATATGAAAATGGATATTAAACAAACGGTGATTGACTTA